ATGATGATGCTGACGGACTATCTAATGCGTTCATTTATATTCTTAGGTAATTCAATCTCGTGATAGAGATATTGCTGCGATCCTTCTTTATATCTGATGATTGGATAGTATTCATCATGTGTATTCTTATCAGAACGAACACTATTAAACATCATGAATACATCACTATTCGCATTGAAATAGTAAATGTTCTTTACAAACGTTGCACTCAGCTTACTTACTATCACACAGTTTATATCCATATACTCACACATGATCTCAAACTCATATAAACCAATACAGTAATCTGGAGCCTCTATAATTCTCATAATATCATCCAAGTCCTTTGTGGGTCTCTTATACGCATAACGATTCTTGTTGAAAAATATCATCATATTCTTACGTTCATCACCTCCCTTATTATAAGAACGAATTATCGTATTTTTTATACGTTTCATCATACCCTCATAAGTAATGATATTTCTATTCAATAATTTTGAAACATAAGCTAAGTATGATATGACCCATTCACTGGTATATTGTGCTGGCATTATCGTATTATACTGAACAGTAGCCTTCTTACCGAATAAATCCGATTTGACTGTTGGCGGCAATATATCACCCTTCACATCATCATTATGAATAAAGATCTGTTTATGCTTTATAGAGTCTATCTCTTTCAATATAACATTCAACTTTATCGTCTTTGAAGTCTTGAAATCATCATAAGAATGCGTGAAAACCGAATAGGGATTCATTCTCTTATTATATATCTTGATGATACCCTCCTCCTCAAAAATACTCGTATCACTCAATACCAATATATTCTTATCATCCATCCTACTTTTTGATAAGAGGTGTTTAACATATTTGTAATTGAACCTAAAGAGTCCCTCGGCAATATCCCTCGAAACCTTCAACTTGTTCTCCAAAGCACTTATCTTCTTTTGTTCAGACATAGGATTCAACTCGTGTTTCAAATAATACAACATCTCATCTATATAAGCATCATTCGACTGTATGATGTCGTATAAAGTTTTAACAAATTTAGTATTCTCATGTTGATCGTTTAACTGTATCAAACTATATAAAGAATAGTCATTAAACTCTCCATCAGTTAAATACACAAAGTCCAAATCTTTGAATGTAAAGGCATCTTCACTCGTGCTCAACTCAAAAGGCACATTGAGCTCTTCATACAAGTTCTTCATATCTTCTATAGAAACAGTAGCTGCAGGTTTATGATGCGCGTTCAACTGATCCAAATATACGATGCTCATGTTTGTCATGTGCATATTCGGTATCGATAACTCATAATAACCATTTAAAGGAATAAAAATATTAGAGGTGTCGAGGATGAATCCACAACATTTAAAATTATTATCTATGACAAAAGATTTGACTGTATGCTCAAGCGCAATCTTAAAATACATGTCTTGAAACGATTTCAAACGCGCGTTCTCATCTATAGAATGCATCATATTATTTATCAAGATGGTATTGCTCATAATCTCATCATACGTAATATGATTGATATCAGATAACCTCACTATCGGTTCATACGTATTGTTCTTCTCAAAAATATAAAAGAAAGTTGTATCATGTGAAACGTTTTTCATTATGTTAAAGTGATGTGGCACCTGTAAATAAGATATATTGGCAATATCTTTTATCAATAATACAATGATATTATTAGGATTAAACCAGGGAAATATCATCAAAGATGCGAGATCATCATACGTCTTCACCACATCGCTTTCAAAATACTCCATGAAATTAGTATATGCATTAAAAACAATGTATTGACGAATGAGCTCAGGGTTCTGTCTATCCTTCTTCAACAGGTCTGTGCTGTCTATATTAAACATCTTCACGTATGTTTTCGATGCTGTCAGCCATTTTTCGAAAGCCGCATATTCTTCATCATCGTCTTCGATAGTCTTCTCGGGGTTGTAATACGCCCTTATGTTATAGCCTCCTTTCATCAACACAAAATTTTCAGGTTTCAAGTTCTTCTTCACAAGGGCATTAATATCACTGTGCTGTGTCAGAAACGTAGCAAAAACATTCTCAAGTATTCGGGGATCCGTCTGTTCCATTCCCCTCCTCACGAAACAGTCTCTGTTTTTGGTATTACCTATACACTTATTAGATTGATTGAGAATACTTTGAAGTTTGGGTGGGAGTGCTCCATATTTGTCTTTTGTCAAAAGTGTATCGTGATTATGAATATATTTACTATCGAGGGTGTTACTGTCAGCTGCGGTGTTAGCGTCAGCTGCGGTGTTAGCGTCAGCAGCAGTGTTAGCGTCAGCAGCGGTGGCTAAGGCTGCCTCTTGTTTTTTAGTAAGTTTTGTTGTGCTACAACATGGTAATTGGAAGTTGTTTGGATGAAGTGGTTTCAAGAAATAAGGAGTTCTCTTATGTTGAAATATTTCGAGCACTTGTTCGTTCTTAGGACATCCCTTTTCTAATTGTTCTTCTGTTAAACTCACCCTACTGATGGGACACCAGTATCTTGGGCAAATGTAATAGTGATTGAGACGTAATTCTTCAGTGCTCCCTGTCTGCACAAAACCACTGTAAGAACCCTTGTGATTTTTATCTATAATGTCTTTCTCTGCTTTGGTGATAACAACTGGTTGCTTTCTACCTGAGGCTTGACACACACGGGCGTAATTATTCTTACCGTCCTTTGGTTTAAAGTCGAATAATTCTTTATCACGTCGCTTCAGTTCTTCTAATATGTATCTTTTGTGACGGCGTTTCTCATAATCTTTTTCATTTTCATTGGCTTTTTTTTCATCAACAAAGTCATCGAGTCCATCATCACTGCTTGCGCTAGATAAGGATTTAGATTGAGTTTCAGGGTTAGCAACTGCATCGTCAGCAGCACCATTAGCGTCAGCATCGTTAGCAGTTTCAAATATATCATCACTAAACATAAAATCTTCCTCTTCTTCCTCCTCTTCATCTTCATCCTCTTCATCGGGATCATCATCATCCTCCACGTCACTATCTTCGTTATTCTTCTGATTTTGATTCAATAAAGTCTGCGTATTTTTATCATTTAATTCAACTACTTTAGATAAGGCTGTTTTCACTTCATCAGTAGTTGTATTTAATAGAGCAAATAAGACGAACTTGATGATGTGTTCGCTCGTAGATGCATGCTTCATGTTATCCATAGTTATGAGGAGTTCATTATTCGTATCCATCTTCAAAACAATATTAACTCCAGAATTGTATATGGACTCCACTATTTTATTATTGAAATTTTTACTATGGCCACTCAATAAAAGCAACTTGGCATTAGTATATTCCTCTCTTGCCTCTTCTTCTGTCTTTCCATATTCCGACATAATACTATCTACTATGTTATCCTCGCTTTCATCGATGTTATCATTCACAAACAAAAGTATATCACTCGACTCAATGTAATTTGACACCAATTTGAATCTCAGCGATACTTCCGCACCAGCGCGGGATATACCAGAGAAGATATGAGGGAGCGCATTGAGAGAGTTGATGATCTTCTTCATACTTTTATCCACGTTCATCAACGTCGCAGCGCTCCTCACAGTGAATGTTTTGATAGCAATATTTGTATTCATAAACATGTCATCGTTATCGCACATAACGTATATGTCTTCATGAATATTGTTCTTAAAAAACTTCAGTTCTGATAGAAAAGCCTTTATATTCGCTATGCTTATGTTATTATTCTGATTCATATTGATAAATACGTTATACATACCAGTCTCGCTCAGCACTACGTTGCAGAAGTTTGTCTCATCTATGAGGACATAAAACATGATGCTTGTATATTTCCTTATATTGCTCTTATCACGGGCCCTATCTTTACCTATCATGTTCTTGGCCTGTTTTTGTATATTGGATACCACCTTATAATTGAGAGACTTGATATTAGACACATCTCCCTTAAACAATATATTGTTATGACTCTTAAAGGCTATGAGAGGAATATTAGGGACTGATTCGAAAAAGTTGAATACATCATTTAGATTAATGTTGCATACCCTATGAGGTATGAAAGTTGCGTGAAACTTCAATATGTTGCATCGAAACTCATCGAGTTTATCTTTAAATTGAGTAGCCTCAACAACTTTTTGAAAGTCAAATAGCTTATCGTATGTCTTAAAATCGCTATTACGAATGGTTATTTTATCGAAATAAAAGGTGTGACGAGGGAAGTGCTCCTTTGTTATCAGGTTAATAGTATTGACGTTGTTCATGATGTCTCCTATCAACATGTTTTCGTTACTCACTATTTCAGGGGTGTTCTTCATAGTGAATATGGAGTCTTTATCATCAATAGGGTTGATGGGATACATGAACTGAGAATCAGATGGATCTCTTATGTTGAAAGAGAATTCTTTATACATTTGTAGTTCCTTTTCTAACAGTGCTTTTCTTATATCCCCCTTCTTTACATATTTGAGATTGTTATTAACGATGTCGCCAGTGAGATCGAATTTATATTTACAAAGGGTATTTACCGCATGTGGTTCTAGTAAAATGGACTCATCAAACAGGGTTTTGATGAAATTATTCTTTTCTATGTTTGAGGCGACGGTTGAATACCAATAGTAGCAGTCGCTCAACTTAGTGGCGCTCTTTATATGCTTAGATATCTTGAAAAGGACGTTTCTAATGGTATCGTAACTTAATATTTGTTCTTGTAGCACTATAACATTGTTCGCGGACTGTATTTTAATGGTATCTTTGTTGAAAGCCTTGGTATCTTTGGTGAAGACGTATATGTCTCTCTTTGACTTTGAAAGCCAATGATTCACAAAGAATACTTTATCTTCACTGTCTATTTTACAGTTCATTTGGATACTATTAATTATTATAATATGTAAAAATATCTAAAAAATGACTATTTTTCATAAAAAATGATCTTTTTTATTTGATTGTTGTTTAAAAAAAAATACACACATTATTACATCAATTATAAGTTATTTCTAAATACACTATGGAATACACTATTCCTGGTAATAATGGTAAAGTGTATACCATTTCCTATGATGTCGGCAAAGAATATTACAAATGTTCTTGTCCTGACTTCATATATAGACGCTCTAAGACCAACGAGATGTGCAAGCACATTTGTCGAATAAAGACGATGGATGATTACAACGTGAATCCCGAGGAATATACTAAACGAGGTATCACGGTGAAGATCTTGAATCCAATAGCACTCGCAGATCAGCGAAACAATTCAGATATTGATATTGACGCTGATTATGATATGTTGGCTACACACAGAGCAAACAAAAAACAAAAAACAAAAAACAAAAAACAAAAAACAAAAATATAAACAAAAAAACTAAAACAAGAGATCAATTAAACTACAGCATGCTGTAGGTGATCTCTTTTTTGTTTTCACGAAGTGTTCGCAGAGCAACATGAAGTTCGCGCAAACCATATGGATCTTTCGAAGGTTTCATAAGGAATTCTCTATGATATCCATATAATTCTCTTTAGAAATGAATATTTTAATAACAGTAATCATTCTTATTGCGAAGCAATTTACCCTGTAACTTGATATGTTTTTATAAAGAGTTCCCATATACATTTTATAGACATATCCTTTATACTATTCTCGAAGAATCCCATATGTAAGTCGCGAAAGTGTGCGGCCTATAGGCCATTAATGACTGGTATGGGTGGTCAAAATTCACTTTACATTGATGTTAATTTAAAATTTTTAATTTTTAATTTTTAATTTTTTAATTTTTAATTTTTAATTTTTTAATTTTTAATTTTTAATTTTTAATTTTTTAATTTTTAATTTTTAATTTTTTAATTTTTATATTTTCATCATCAATCCCCCACATACGTGCTAATCTATTACGCTAAAGCACAGATGACTTTATATGTATTCCACAATATTTCACAGGTTTCGCTGCATAATCAACCTTCTTATACAATCCTAAAGTTATTGCTTCTTTCAATAATATTCTAAAATTTGTCCAAAACGACGTTTGATGACCTATCTCCTCAGTCATCAAATGCCCCAACTCATGTATAGCTACATACATCACCGTATTTAAATCCACCAAAGTATCCTTGCCATCCCTCGAACGCAAACAAAATACTATCTTCTCACCCTTATTTATTGAATAAGATGTATAATTAGTCTTATCAGTCCCCTCAGATATGTTATCTGGATTAAAGTTTCTATTCAATCTATCCACATCCTCCTGCACAAACTTACCTTCCTTATTTTGAGTCATGTGTTTCACTAAGATGATCAATCGTCTATTCATCTTAGCCAGAAGATCTGCAGCTTTGTCCTTGTTTGGAAGACTCTTCACCACATATGCTCTCCCATCTATTTTAGAATAAACAACTTCAACCTCTGTGTAATACTGATTCTTAACATAAAAAGCAATCAAAATACACATGATCACGATGAAAACTTTATCAGGGGTATTCATTACACTAAAGAAATATTATTTCCTTAATCTGGGCTTTAAGCCAGCCATGTAATATCAACTGATTGTCCAACTTTTTCCACCTCTAAAGAAGTAGTGGAGGACATAAAAAAGCATCATGACGTTTTTGCTCTTCAATCAATTGTTTTTTGCGTTTGAGTATTTTTTCAGAAAGTAATGCCGATATAAACGATATAAAAAAATGAAACTAATTTAGAGCCTTGTGATATTATATAATATAATCACCAATCTAATTCAAATGTTTAGAAATTCAATCACAAAGAACGACATTGATCCTGACAATGAGGATATTGTCTTTCAAATAGTCGATTGGTATGCTACAGATATTGAAAAATGTTCTGATGATGATGATGAGGATGTTGTTGATGATGTTGAAGAAGAAAAAAAAGAAGTTGATGACAAGCTTACAGACAAGCCTAAAGAGCACTACGTTATCAAAGCTTTCGGTGTCGATGAAAAAGGAAGATCCATCGGTCTCACAATCACTGAATATAAACCTTACTTCTACATAGAAATCGTTGGTGTTAATCTATCAAACAATGACAACTACGAAAGAGTCAGGAGTCATCTTTTCAAACAGTTCGCCAACAAATTCAGCATCGCAGACATACCAGAATACACAAAAAGAGAGATGAAAGTTAATATGTATGGATTTACTAACAATCAAAAAAAGTGCTTTATGAAGATCATTTTTAGCAATCTCAAAGGCTTCAGGAGCGCCATATATAACCTCAAAGAAATTACTTTCAGTCGCTCGGAAAAATATAAAGTTATTCAATACGAAAGCAATATTGAACCATTCATCCGCTTCATTCACAAAGCTGGTATTGAACCGTGTGGATGGATTAGAATTCCAAAAGATAAATACGACTTCAATGACTCTATTCTAAGAGCCAGCACAAACATAGACATCATCACCAAATGGAAAAATGTTAAGAAATATTCAAGCAGCAAGTTGGCCCCCCTTGTTGTCGCCAGTTTTGATATTGAATGCACCAGTAGCCATGGAGACTTCCCTATGGCTATCAAGTCTTACAAAAAGACTGGCAGAGAACTATTCGAATATTATAAAACATTGAAAGCTAAGGCATCCCCTGAACTGGAAATTCAAGAGTTTCTCCTCAAAGAAATTCACTCCCTTTTCAATATCGATGATCTACCCCCTGGTGTCCTAACATACGTTATTCCTAAAAAAAATTGTGTTATTGACAAACAACTCATAAAAACCGAATCTATAAACCGTATCGGTGATATTATGAAAATAATGAAAGACACACCTAACACTGATAAGAAAATCTGCGACTTTTTCAGAACTAACCTCAAGATTGATGATGCTCCTGAACTTATCAAAAAATTGAAAGCTGAACACGAGATGCTCAAGCGATTCAATAAAGATGATTACACCATCAAAAATAAGATAATAGACATGATGAAGAAAAATTATAAAGGAACAGATAAAGATCAAAAGATCAGATACGATAGCACTTGCGATAACAACGTCGGCATAATCATGGCACTGTTTGATAATGATACCATCTTTGATAAATTAGCACTGGAGTTTGAGAAGATGGGATGTCCCAAACTTGAGGGAGATTCTATCATTCAAATTGGAACAACATTTCATATTTACGGTCAAAAAGAATGTTTCTATAAACATATCATCACTCTCAAAGACTGTGAAGACAATTTTGATGTAGATGAGATTATAGAGTGCAGCAATGAGAAACAAGTGCTGACTGAATGGAAAAAACTCATCATGGAGATGGATCCTGATATCATCACTGGCTATAATATATTTGGTTTTGATAACGGCTACATGAGGGATAGGTCTATAGAGCTCAAGTGTGCCAAAACCTTTGAAAAGTTAGGGAGATTAAAGGATATCGTTTATGATTCAAAGCAACTTCAGACACACGCTTTCATCACGAAAGAATTACAATCATCAGCTCTTGGTCAAAACATTTTCAAGTATTTTGCAATGGAAGGCAGGGTTCAAATTGATCTTATGAAAACCATTCAGAAAGATCACAAACTGGATAGTTATAAACTAGATAATGTTGCCTCAACTTTCGTGACAGGTAAGATAAAGAAGGTGGTGGATAACAATACAGTTGTGATCGATAACATAATTGGTTTAACAGAGAACAATTTTATCAAAATATGTGATACCAAATTTATGGTTGTTAAAATATATGCAGAGACTAATACGATATCTATTGACAATAAGAGCGCAGTTGATATCAGTCAAGCGAAAGCTTGGGGTATGGTCAAGGATGATATCACACCTAATGAGATTTTCGAAGCACAGAACAAGGGGCCCAAGGAACGCGCGATGATCGCCAAGTATTGTGTGCAAGATTGTGCGCTTTGTAATTATTTGATGATGAAACTGGAGATTATTGCGAATAATATTGGTATGGCTAATGTTTGTCTGGTTCCACTAAGCTATATCTTCCTTCGTGGTCAAGGGATCAAGATTTTCAGCTTGGTTGCCGAGCAATGTCGTCGGGATGGCTTCATAATTCCTGTGATTAGAAAAGCGGATGATAGCGATGACTCATATGAAGGAGCGATTGTTCTTGAACCAGAAATAGGTATCTATGAGGAACCTGTGTCTGTGCTTGATTTTGCCTCCTTATATCCCTCAAGTATGATCAGTGAGAATATATCACACGACAGCATTGTGCTGAACAGCAAATACGACAATCTTCCAGGCATGGACTATATTGATATCAAATATGATGTCAATGGCCAGGAGACAACCGTTAGATTCGCGCAGTTCAAAAATGGTGAAAAGGGTATTCTGCCACGTATCCTCATGAAGCTTCTCTCTCAAAGGAAATTAACAAGGAAGAAAATGCTTTATAAAACAGTGGAAACATTGAAGGGAGATGTTGTGTCTGGGTTGATGAGCGATGGTTGCGATGGCTCCGACACTGTGACCCTTAAAGACCTGAGCACAGATGAGACATTCGTTATTGAAAAATCACACATAACAAAAATGTATGACACTTATAACGAATTTGAACAGGCTGTTTTAGATGGTCTGCAGCTGGCGTATAAAGTCACAGCAAATAGTCTCTATGGACAAGTTGGTGCAAAAACGAGCCCAATATATCTTCAGGAACTCGCTGCATCAACGACAGCTACAGGAAGAAATTTAGTCATGAAACTTAAGGATTTCGCAGAGGCAAATTATGATTGTAAGGTTATCTATGGAGATTCAGTATTACCACAAACTCCTGTCATTATTAAATACAAAAATGAAATATTTATCAAGCCCATTGCAAAAATAACGGAGCTCACGCAAACACCTTGGAATGAATATAATGCCTTTTTGAAAGAAGGCACTGACAAAGAAAAGAGCGATTGTGATTTAGAAAATATTGAAACCTGGACTCATCAAGGGTGGAAACAAATAAAGAAAATTATTCGTCATAAATGCAGGAAGAAGATTTATCGAGTTCTAACACACACTGGAATGGTAGATGTTACAGAAGATCACTCTCTTTTAAATACAAATCTTGAGGAAGTGAAACCTTCCAATGTCTCTATAGGAACAGAGCTGTTTCATCTGTGTCCTATTGTTTTAATTAACAAAGCATATTTCAAGCAAGGTGTTGATTTGCAATTGCAAACATGTGGGTATTATGATACGAACAATCAGGTAACAGCTCAAGCATTCTACTTATATCTAAAATCTAAAGGCTATAATGTATCTATTGATACATATGATGGTGATGAGTTTAGACTCACATACTCTCACGCTCCATTTGATTCGTGTTTGAACTTAAATGCTATTAAGAAGATAGAGATTCTACATGAATCATATGAGGATTATGTCTATGATATTGAAACGGAAGCTGGAACATTTCAAGCTGGTATTGGAAATATGATCGTAAAGAATACAGACTCAATCTTCATCAAGTTCATGTCTTTGCCAGATGAGAATGGTTTTGAATTGAAAGGGAAAGATAGACTTCAAGCGTCTATTAACAAGTCTATAGAGCTTTCGAAATCTTTCAAGCCACAATTGAAGAAGCCACACGACGCTGAGTATGAAAAGACTTTCTGGCCGTTCATCATCATGTCTAAGAAACGCTACGTGGGCAACTTATACGAGGAAGATGTCAATAAATTTAAACAGAAATCTATGGGAATTGTCTTGAAACGCCGAGACAATGCTAACATATTAAAAACGGTATATGGAGGAATGATAGATATTATTCTTAATGAGAATAACGTGCATAAATCAATAGACTTTCTTAAGACACAATTGAAGAATATAGAGAACGGTAAGATCGATATTCATGATCTGATCATCACAAAAACACTTAAAGGAACCTATGCGGATCCGTCTAAGATTGCGCATAAGGTATTGGCTGATAGGATGATGGACAGAGACCCTGGTTCGGCACCACAGATAAACGAAAGGGTTCCTTATGTGTATATAATCAACAAAAATAAGAAGGCGCTACAGAGTGATAGAATTGAGCATCCTGATTTTATCAAGAAAAATAATGTGAAGATTGACTATGCGTTTTACATTACAAACCAGATAATGAAGCCAGTTTCTCAGTTGTTATCACTACGTGTTGAACAGATTAAAGGATATAATAAACCTCCTAACTATTTCATAGAACAAAAGGAAAAATATGAAAAGGAATACAAGGGAGATTTGAGTAGAGTCAAAGATAAAATAAACGATCTTAAAGAAGCTGAGGTGAATAAGCTGATATTTGAACCAATTCTTGTAAATTTACAGAAGAAGGCTAATGGTCAGACGTCGATTATGGATTTCCTTCAATTTGGAAAATAATTAGCTTTATATTTATACATATACATATACATATCCATATCTATATCCATATC